CGAATCGCGCCGACGTGGACGTGGGTCAAGGCGCAGCGCTCGGCGCCGGTCGTTGCCGAGTTCAAGAGGTCCTCGCCCGTCTGTGCCTCGTCCACCTGTTCCGGTTTCACGTCCATCTGTTTCGATCCCATCGCCATCAGTCCCTTCCGTTCCAAGTGGGGCATTGTCCAAGCTCGGCGTAGTCGCAGGAACCGTCGGTAAGGTCGGCAAGGCGGCCAAGGTCATTCCTGGCGGCACGCTGCTGGAGTCCGGCGCGATGGCTTTTGAAACCTTTCAAAACGCCAAGACCAAGGACGAAAAAGCCGAAGGTTACGGTTCGGCCGCTGGCAACCTGGCCGGCACCATGGCCGGTGCAGCAGCAGGCGCCGCCATCGGTTCGGTTGTGCCGATCATCGGCACCGCTATCGGCGGCATGATCGGTGCTTACCTCGGCAGTCAGGGCGGCGCGGCGCTGGGCGGATCCCTCGGTAAATCGCTGTTCGGTGGCGAGGATGAAAAGCCCGAACAAGCGGCAAAGGCGCCGGTGCCAGCCACGCCGCTCATGATGGCGTCGGCGGGCCAGCAAGGGCCGGCGCTGGGGGATGTCGCGCGCTCGATGGCGGTGACGGCGCCGCTCAAGTCGGCGGCGCTGGCTATCCAGCCCAAGGAGGCGGAAAAGCCGGTGCCTGCGAAAGTGGATCAGCAGTTTCAGTATTCACTGAGCATGCCGGTGACCGTGCAGGGCGACGTCAAGGATCCGCAGACCTTGGCACAGGCCCTGATGCCGCACATGCAGCGAATGATGGCGGACGCGGCGAAGAGTAACGCCGCCAAGCTGTACGACGAACCCCACCTGTAAGGAGGTTTCATGGCTTACATGGAGCAGATGCAATCGAGCCTAAAGTACCTGGTCGAGGCTGCGGAAACCGGGCGGCGCAGTGCTGACGGTATGCTGACCCCGGTCAACGGTGCGATCCGAGAACTGACCGGCGCCGCGTCCGAGCTGGAAAACATCCCGTTCGTTGGTCCGGCCATCGGCGCCAAACTTCAGCGGGTGATGCGCGGCGTCGACGCGGCTCAGGCCAAAGTCGGTCAGGTGGTGGCGGTGTACGGTCGCGCTACCCGGGCGGTGGCTGAAGTGCAGGATCGGCTGGGCACGCTGAAGGAACAGGCGGGCAAGGCGGCCACGGCGATCAACAACGTCGCCGGCAAGGTCAGTCCGTCGCTCGCCAACATCGTGCCTACCAGTTCCTTTGCTGGTGAGGCTACGCCGGCGCCGGAAGCGGTAAAGCCATTCCCGCACCTGATGATTATTCAGCCGCGCGATCCAAAAATTGAGCCGTATTACTTCAACCTGGACACGGCAGCTTTCGACGAGCTGAGCCGCTCGACCGAATTCCGCTGGGCTTCGCAGGAGCGGCTGACGCGCCGGCCGGCGAAGCAGGCCATCGGTATGGGCGATGAAAAGTTGACGCTCAAGGGCATGATCTATCCGGGCTTTAAAGGCGGTTTAAAGCAGCTCGACACCCTGCGTTCCATCGGGGCCAGGCTGCAACCGCTGACCCTGACCACGGGTTATGGCGAGGTGATCGGGACGTGGTGCCTGAAAAACATCAACGAGGAACAGTCCGCGCTGCTGCACGGCGGGATTGCTCGCAAACAGGGCTTCACTCTGGAGTTTGAGCGCTATGGCGACGACATGCAGGACGTCTGACGGCGACATGCTCGACGTCATTTGCAACAACGTTTACGGCCATCTGAACGGCAGCGTCGAAGCCGTGCTAGATGCCAATCAAGGGCTGGCCGATGAACCTCAGCCGTTCCGGTCGGGCGTGATTATCGTCCTGCCGGATCTGCCCAGCCCGACCAATGAAGGCGTCAGCTTGTGGGATTGACCCGGGGAGGTGCCTTCGCTGGGGCCGCGTCGCGTTACGCGTAACGACACCTTGTTTTTCTGGCCCGCCTTGTGCGGGTTTTTTATTGGAAAAAATCCATGACTCCGATGTTTCGAATCGTCGCCGATGGGGCCGACGTCACGGCCAAGATCAATGATCGGCTGTTGCTGCTGCGTACCTCTGACAAGCCGGGCATGGAGTCCGACGAATTTGAGCTGCGTATCGACGACCGTGATGGGCAAGTGCAACTGCCACGGCGTGGCAGCTCAATCGAGATCTACTTGGGTTACGCCGAAACGACCTTGGCGCGCATGGGCAGTTACACCGTGGACACGGTCGAGGTGTCAGGCCCGCCGGATACCATCGTGATCAAGGGCAAGGCCAGCGACATGCGTGGCAGTGGCAAGACTATCCGTAGCGGAAGCTGGGAAGACGTGCCGCTGTCGAAGATCGTGGCTGACGTCGCGGCGCGTAATGGCTGGCAGCCGGTGTGTCCAGTGTCGACCAAGGTCGCCCGCGTCGACCAGCTCAACGAGTCCGATTTTAATTTCATCACCCGTCTGGCCAAGCAGTACGACTGCACGGCCAAGGTCGCCGACGGCAAGCTGTTGGTGATGCCGCGCCAAGGTGGCCAGACAGCCAGCGGGAAGACGTTCGGCGCTATCACGCTGACCCGACGCGACCTCAGCCGTTGGCAATTCAGTCTCGGAGATCGCAATTCGCACAAGGCGGTGGCCACCAAGCATCAGGACAAAAAGAACGGCAAGCTCGCGGTGGTCACCATCGACAACGATGACGCTCCGGACGGATTGCCGGCAGTGCATACCGACCGCCATATCTACCCAGACAAGGGCGCTGCTGAAGCGGCGGCCAAGGCACGTCTGTCGGCGTTCAACCGCTCGACCGCCGATGTGCGGCTTGAAATGCCCGGCCGGACGGACATCTTTGCCGAGCGTCCCATCATCGCTCAGGGTTTCAAGGTCGGGCTTGATGGCGAATACCTGGCGGATTCGGTCGAACAGGTGTTCACCCAGTCCGGCTGGTCGACCGCAGTCGAATGCAACGCCGGCAAAGCCGGTAAATCCAAGGGCAAGAAAAAGAAAGGGCCAAAAGCACCGCTCAAGGTTGTGAACATCGAGAAACAGTAACCGCATCCCAACGCCGCCTGAATGCGGCTTTTTTATGTCTGGAGTTTGTATGCCCATCAGTCAGCAGCAGTTGCTGCAAATCCTCCCCAACGCCCGCCCCGTAGCGGGCGTTTTTGTGTCCGTGCTTGAGGCGGCCATGGTGCGTTTCCGCATCACCTCGCCAGTGCGCCAAGCGGCGTTTATCGCGCAGTGCGGGCACGAGTCGCAGCACCTGACCAAGCTGTCGGAAAGCCTCTACTACCGGGACGCCGAGCGCGTCGCGCGGCTGTTCAAGTCGGGTTTTGACGACAACCGTAACGGCCGAGCAGATCCGGCTGAGATCGAGGCCGCAAATGCTTACCTGTGCAACTCGGAAAAGCTGGCCAACCGCGTCTATGCCAGTCGCATGGGCAACGGTCCCGAGGCTTCTGGCGATGGTTACCGCTATCGCGGGCGCGGTCTGATCCAGATCACCGGCCGCGACAATTACCGTTTGTGCGGCAAGTCGCTCGGCTTGCCGTTGCTCGAGCGGCCCGAGCTGCTCGAGCAGCCGGAATATGCCGCGCTGTCGGCGGCCTGGTACTGGTGGGATCGAGGCCTTAACGATCTGGCCGACGCCGGCCTGTTCGACGGCATCAGCCGAAAAATCAACGCGGGCGACACCGGCCAAGCCGATCGCCGCGAGCTGTGGGCCAAGGCCAAGGCGGTGTTATGTCAGTCTTCGATCTGATTCCGGCGCCGGTTCGGCCGTGGGCGATCGCCCTGGTCCTGCTGTCGATCGCCGGCGCCGGCGCTGCCGGCAGTTGGGTGATTCAGGATTGGCGTTACGGTAACGCGCTGGCTGAGCAGGCGCGCCAGTCCGCCGACGTGGCCAAGGTTGCCGCCGAGGCGATGGTGGGCGCACTGGTGATCGAGCAGGACAAGCGCATGGCTCTGGAAGGGCGCTTGAAAGACAACGATGAAAGCCACTACAGGAAACTTTCCGATGCGCAAAAAACTCAGCAACGCTTGTCTGATCGCCTTGCCACTGCTGATGTCCGGCTGTCAGTCCTCATCGACGCGGATTCAGCCGATGGCTGTTCAGTGCCTGCCGCCACCGGTGCCGGCGTCATGGATCATGCAGCCGTACGAGCCGAACTTGACCCTGCGCATGCTCAACGAATTATCGCCATCACCGACACCGGCGACAGGGGGTTGATTGCACTGGCTGCATGTCAGGCATATGTGAGAGAGTTAATGATCAACAAATAAAGGATTGATCATGGAAACATACTTTATGCAAGGGATTGTTTTGCCCGAGCGTGCCAAGCTTGATGAGTTAAATTGGAGTGTAACTGGCACATTGCTTGGTGATGGAAAGGTGTATTCTGCTAGCGTCTCTGTTATTTGTAATCAGGTCGCAATTTGGTTCGAATCTGAACTTGAATTTAGTGTGCTTGAGCTAAAACATCTGGCTGAGTACGTTGTTGGTAATCAATTATTTGCATTGTCCTATATTATTGGCTGCGTTTTCGATTTTCAGGTTACTAGGGTAATCAATCGGTCGAAGGGAGTGGACTACGTCTATGGTATAGAGAATTCCGCGATATTTGGTCGAAAGGATATTGGTGATTTAAATTTATACTTGGAAAGGTTGCGTGCTCGGCAAATAGGAATTAACGGCACTCTGATACATAGGTGCTTAAGTGATTTATCATCAGCGATGAGGTACCGCGAAGATACCGCTTTTTACTGCTATCGTGCGATTGAATCCTTGAAACAACATTATTGTGCAGAAAAAAATATACTCTCGCGGGACGACAAGAAAGCATGGGAGCTGTTTAGAGAGGGAAATGGTTTTTCGGAGGCGCAGCTTAAGTGGTTTGCGCAGCACGCAATGAACTCACGGCATGGAAAAGTATCTGTGATTTCTTCGGAAGATAATGATGATCTTTTAAGAAGGACATGGGATGTCGTTGATACTTATCTTGGGATCTGATGTTGCAAGATACCAAGCCTCTGATGAAGTTAATTTTTGTAAAGGGATTCAGTCAGATTGATGTGTGATTGTCAGTTCTTTGTGAAATGTCGTTGTGAAGATAGTAGGTTGTTAAATTGGAAGGCGTGGTACTGAGCGAGAAGATGCAACGAGAAGCGGACCGGCTGCTGGCGCAGATTGCGCGGGCTGATTCGATGATCATTGCTGTGAAGGCGGGAGCACGGGCGGATGGCTTCGTGCTTGGACTGGAAACCGGCGGGGCTTTGCGCGCCGGTGATGCTTAAAAGCTTTACATCATTTTTGAAGCCGCTCTATTGGAGCGCTTGAAATCGCTATCCCAGGGTTGAATCAACTGACTGACTTGATCCGGCTCGGCTTCCAGCGTAGACCCACTGGCGCGGACTTCGTCACGAAACCTTTTCCGACGCAGGTCGGGCAGTCGTCACGTGCACCAAAGTGGTCGAGGCAGGCCGGGCAAATGCAGAAGGCTGCCGACTCGATGTGAGGTCGAATCTTTTCAAAGGCGCGCAGATCCCGTTCCTCCTGGGCAACCTGAGCCGCGTCTACTAGTGCCCGATAGGCGTCAACATCCGAGAGCGGATGATGGGTGATCCCGTCGATCATTCGTTCGGTCTCTATCAACTGGTACCGGCGCCCATTCAATTCCAGCACCAAGCCCGACATCTTTGCCATCTTTCGGGAAAGCCTCAAGGTCAGCCTAATCCCGTCAGCATCGGAGTAGACCTTCCCGTCGTAGAAGAAGGATGCACCGCGAGGCTCATCATTCGCGAAGTTGAAAATCGAGCGGCTAATAGTGCCCAGCAGCTTTCCAGTATCGACCTGCACGACGTCATAGGTAGATGCGCCGCGGTACTGGCCCGGCGAATTATGCAACTCCTCGACGGCCTGCCAGTACGCAGCGTCCGCCATCTCGTTCATGTCGAACTGCTCAAGCTGGTCGATCAGTCCCTCATCTCGAAGCTTGACTGCCATCTCATGAAGAGTTTCCCGGTGGCCTTCCGGGTTTTGCATGCGGAAGTCCTGATCGTCTAGAGTCGCGCGCCATCGCTGTAGCCGTAGGGTTTTTGCTTGGTCGAAATTCATGCTGTGGGGTTCGCTATACAAATGCTGTATATGCGTACAGTAATCTAGGCGAGACAGGTGGGCGAGGGTGAGGCGACGAGCTGTCAGTCGGGCGTCATTAAAACTGCCAAGGTCATCTTGATGAACTCTTCGTTCTTATCGATTGCCCAGAGGGCGCCGCGGATATTCTCAGCCACATCGGCCGATCCGCGCTGCTCGACCCAGTTGGATAATTCCATGATGGCGGCTTCGAGGGCGAGTTGGTTTTCGTTGATTTTGAAGAGCAGGGAGGGGAGCAGGTCAGAGTTCGGCATTGGGGTTTCTCCGTGAAATAACCCAGCGTAGCACCGTGTTACATGAAGAGTGTTTTACGTTTGGCAGGACGCCAGAGAAGGGAAAAAACCAGAAGGTTTTGTAACGCGTACCAAAAAGTTTTGTAACGCTTCAATGAGCTCTGAGGAAATCTCAACAGCCAGAAACGACAAAGCCCTGAATAATCAGGGCTTTGTCGTACATAAGATGGCGGAGGCGATGGGATTCGAA